GAAACACATCCCAAAGAGATGGCTCACCAACTACAGGTGCATTTCGTTTTAACTCTACCCTGACTGCATTTGAGGGCTACAATGGTAGCGCATGGGGTTCAGTAGGTGGTGGAGCAACTGGTGGTGTCGGAAATGAAATGTTTTACGAAAACGACCAGATAGCAGACGCGAGTTATACAATCCCTGCTAATAGAAACGCAATGACTACGGGGCCAATAACTATTGCGGATGGGGTTACGATAACAGTTAGTGACGGTTCAAGATTGGTGGTGATTTAAATGACAATACTATTAGATGGTACAAACGGTGTAACAACAGCAGGTATAACTCTAGGGTCAACTGCTATTGCTTCCACAGGTGCTGAGATTAACATCCTAGATGGGGTTACCAGTACAGCCGCAGAGCTTAATATATTAGATGGGGTAACTTCTACTACAGCAGAGCTTAACATCCTAGACGGTGTAACTAGTACAGCAGCCGAACTAAACATCATGGATGGGGTCACAGCTACTGCCGCTGAAATAAATCTAATAGACGGCGGCACTGCAAGAGGCACAACAGCAGTAGCTGATGGCGATGGGTTCCTAACTAATGATGGTGGTACAATGCGTATGACCAAAGTTGAAACTTTAGCTACCTATATGGGTACTAAAGTTGGCGGCGGGGCAAGGGTTTTTGTTGCCTCATCTGGAGTTGTTAGTGACGTTGCATCTATTGTATTCACTCAATTTGATTCAAGTAAGTTTGATTACTACGTATTTGCAATGCTATCTGTAACACCTGTCGATGATGGTCCAACTTTAGTATGCCAGACTAGTACTGATGGTGGAAGTAATTTTGAAGGTACTGATGGACGATATGCAAGCGGTCAAAATAATGATAAAACTGGCCTTTTTGTGGCACGTCTTGTAGGCTCTGGTACTAATGAAGACGGAGTTTTTGGAGAATTTCAAATATTTGAGCCTGAAACCTCTAACAAGTTTACAAGAAGCCAGAGCTTGTGTTTCAGTATACAAAATGCCACTTCGCAACACCACCTTTCGCAAACAGAAGACCATGACTCTGCTAGTAGTCGAGTAACTGCTGAAGACAATAACGCTGTTAGGTTTATTTTTACTGCTGGCAATGTAGCATCAGGAGAAATTGTAATGTATGGGATAGCCAATGCATAAGAATAACAAAATGAAGGAGGCAAAGTATGCCCAGATATAATAACATTAATGGTGTAAGAGTCCAGTGTACTGCTGAAGAAGAAACTTACTTTGACGCCTTAGATCAAACATATACTGACACAGCAGTAGCTCGTGCATCAGCTAAAGTTCGTGCAAAACGTGATGCATTAATTGCAGCCACTGATTGGACGGGCAACAGTGATGTAACTATGACTTCTGCCATGACCACATACAGGACTGCATTACGTAATGTACCTGCACAGGCTGGCTTTCCTAATAGTATTACATGGCCTACTGCGCCTTAAAACATAAGACTATAACACGGAGTATAAAATATGAGTAAGATAGCCCTTACACCAAATGCAAGTGGCAATGGTGTATTTACAATTAGCGCACCAAACTCTGGTACGAATAGGGCTATTGCTCTACCTGATGCTGCAGGTACAATTCCACTACTAGCAGCCGCAAGTAACACAGCCATTACAGCCACACCAGCAGAGTTAAATATCTTAGACGGTGTGACTAGCACAGCCGCAGAGCTTAATATCCTTGATGGAGTTACTAGTACTGCTGCTGAGTTAAACATCCTAGATGGAGTTACAGCTACAGCAGCAGAGATTAACTTGATTGATGGTGGTACAGCACGGGGTACTACTGCTGTTGCAGACGGTGACGGTATTCTAACAAACGATGGTGGTACAATGCGTATGACCAAAGTTGAGACTTTGGCTACTTATATAGGTACTAAGATTACTGGCGGCTCTATGGTCTTTATAGCATCATCAGGGGTTCTTTCAAATGTAGCAACTGTAGTATTTACAGGATTTAATGCATCTGCCTTTGACCACTATGTATTTATGTTACAACACGTTAAACCTGTGAGTGACAACGTTTTGTTACTTTGTCAAACAAGCACTGATGGCGGCTCTAACTTTGCTACTAGTAATGGAAATTACCATTCTAGCGCCACCGTTGACCGAACCGGTTTAATAGTTTCTGACGAACTTGGAAACAATACTAATGAATTTGGTGCTTCAGGTAGATTTGAATTGTATGCCCCTCACGTAGCCTCCGCTTTTACATATGGCCTAGCTATGAGTCCATTCATGAATGACAATGACGAAATGAAAAATAACACCGCATTTGCGCAATCCGCTAGCATGAGATTATCCGCCGAAGACACTGATGCTGTTAGATTTCTTTTTGGGTCAGGTAATATAACTTCAGGAGAAATTGTAATGTATGGGATAGCCAATGCCTAGGTATAATAACATTACTTTGCCAACCTTGGGGGGATCATAATGTCCACACTACGCACAGACGCAATCGTTGACCTAGCGGGTAACGGTAAGCCTGACTTAACTAACGGCGTTCAGATTGGTGGCGTTGCTGTTACCTCTACTGCTGCAGAGATTAATATTCTTGATGGTGTAACTAGTACAGCAGCAGAGCTTAATATTCTTGATGGAGTTACTTCTACTGCTGCTGAACTTAACATCTTAGACGGTGTGACGAGCACTGCTGCTGAGTTAAATATTCTGGACGGTGTAACTAGTACCGCTGCTGAACTTAACTTAGTTGATGGGGCAGGTACACTTAAAGAAGTTGGCAAAGAAACCATATGGGTTCCTGCTGCTGCTATGTATCCATCTACGACTAATCCATGTGCTGACCTTGAGCAAGTTGAGACTACAGCCCTTCGCCCAGATCTAAAAGTATTAGACTTTGCAACAGGCGCAGATGAGTTTGCACAGTTTGCCATAGCGTTTCCTAAATCTTGGAACGAAGGCACAGTAACATTCCAACCCTTCTGGACTGTAACAGGAACAAATACAGGCACTGTTGCATGGCAACTGGGTGGCATTGCTGTAAGCTCTGACGATTCAATTAACACAGCCTTTGGTACACTCGTTGCAACAACAGCACTAGCACACAGTGGTACATCTAACGACTTAATGGTGTCGGTTGAGAGTGGTGCAGTTACTATTTCTGGAAGTCCAGCGGTAGGTGATTTGTGTTTCTTTCAGATTAACAGGGACATATCTGCTGACAACCAATCAGGTGACGCAAGACTTCTTGGTATAAAATTATTCTTTACTACTAATGCAGCCAATGATGCGTAGGAGCATAGCATGAGTTTTGGATATTTGTCGCTAGGCTTTGGTACTGTTGGTCCTGTTGCAACCTTGGGAAGAGGCGTCTTTATGGGCGGCTATAACCAAAATACTATGCGGTATATTACAATAGACACAACTGGAAACAGTACAGATTTTGGGGATTTATTATTTGCAGCCAAAGATTTAGCTAGTGGAGGTGCATCCGATGGAACTAGGGGCTTGGCTGCGGGTGACCTCAGAACAACATCTAACATTGACGTAATCCAATACATAACTATAGCCACCACAGGCGATGCAACTGACTTTGGAAACTTAAACCCCGGAAGGTCTGTTGCCGCCGGTGCTTCCAATGGCACAAGAGGTGTGTTTGGTGGGGGAACTATTGCAAACGGGACAAGAGTAAATAATATAGATTATGTAGCCATAGCTACTACTGGAAACGCTACTGATTTTGGGGATTTGACCCAAGCAAGGAACATTCTTGCCGTTGTTTCAAATGCTAGTCGAGCCGTTTGGGGCGGGGGTTACACGGGTTCAGCCAGATCAAATGTTATGGATTACGTAACCGTAGACACCACGGGAGATGCCTCTGACTTTGGAGACTTAACTGCTGGTAGAAGTGGTCTACAAGGTATTTATGGTGGTGGTAGAGGAGTGTTTGTGGGGGGTTTTATTTCTTCTACTACAAACGTAATGGATTATATAACTATAGCCTCTGCAGGTAATGCAACTGACTTTGGGGATATGGTAGCAAGTGCTCAGGCAATGGGTGGTGTCCAAAATGTAACCCGTGGCGTAACTAACAGGGACGGTACGATGGAGTACATAACTTTTGCAACCACTGGGAACGCTTCAGACTTCGGAGATGCATCTGGTAGTTCCGATGGACAGGGTGGAGTAGGAGATTATTTTGGAGAATAGTGTAATAAAAACACCCGATGTTACTTTTAACATCCATCCATCCTACGCTAATAAAATTAATAATGTTGCGTTAAGTAAACTTAATAATTGTTTGCCAGAGCTTACCGAAAAAACTCGTGTGTTTGATCGTAAGAATAGCCAGACATCTTTAGTTTTGATGTCACTTACTATGATGACGGGTCACTCCCCTTTCCGTATGATGCGGCAAGTTTTAGCAGAAATTGAAAGACGCCGTATGGCATTAGCTGAAGTTCAAGTCAGTCATGCAGAACTGGTAGAAGAAATTAATGAACTTGAGTTTAAAACAGATGCCGTAAGCCAAGCTAAATTTCGCCAGAAGAGTTTTAATTTGGACGTAATGGAGTCCAAAATTAATGGTTCAATTAAAGACATAGCCACGCTGATTGATGCTTATGAAAATATTAAATCTAAAAACAATATTAATGAATGGGATGAAACTACCTTTGAAGCTGAAGAGAAGAAGCACCATGTACGCCGTGGATTTGAGCTTATGTACCGTAACCTTCTTGATGGTGGCAGGGCGCAGACAGCAACAATTGAGTACACAGCACAGTATGGTGTGCATCCGCAAATAGCCTTGGGTGAGGTATCGGGTTATATCCAACATGCGTCTGACGCTATAAGCAAAGGCAACCTACTACACGCCAACCATTTAGAAGACTTCTTAGATGAGATGGCAGACAAATATTGTGCCAACGTAGACAAGACTTCTGAACGTATCTTTGGTAAGGCTGACTTTATTAATACAGACTATATGCTCAAGTTAGGTAAAGTTAAATGATTATAAAATATGTGCTTAATAGTAATGGTACTATCCCAGACTATGTAGAAAATGGCGGTTACTTTATGGACCCTGATGATGGGGCAGAGACAAGGATTGGCAAAGCTGTAGCTAGTGGCATCCCCTCTGGTACTGCCTCAACTACAGCAGAGCTTACTAAATCTGAGTTAATTACAAGGCAAGAAGACATTATGAATCGTTACCCCGAACAAGAAGATTCACATGGTTACACAGACGATCGTACAGCTACAGAATTTATTACTGATTGGTATACTTACGTTGGTGAGAGTTAATGAACATTAACTGGACAGTCGTAACAATAGCAGGTGCTTTACTATTACAAGGAGCCGCTGTAGTGTGGGCTGTGTCAGCAATGGTGTTAGACATTAGGTATAACCGTATGGACATATCAGAGATGCGTTTAGATTCGTCTAGGCTAGCTGATGAAATACATGAGAATGATATAATGATAGCACGTATTGATGCTAATGTTACTGCAATAAAAGAAGCGTTAAACGTAGTAACATTAAATCATAGTTCAAGGAATTAAAAGTGACACGAATA